ATACGGGGTCCGAGTTAGTCTCTCATACGTTGAGGATAATACCTTTACGGCTGAGATGGCGTCTCTCGGTTTGACTAATCCTGCCCTTCTTGCGTGGGAACTGATGCCCTGGTCCTTTGTTGTTGATTGGTTTCTACCACTCGGCAACTGGATCAGCGCAATGGATGCCACCCTTGGTTGGAACTTCAAGGGAGGCCATTATACCACGCTCGAAGAAGTAACCCATAGAAGGTTCTATCGTACTAGGGAGTGGCAACTGCTCGATGGTCTGAAAAAACCTCGTTACAGTGTCATCAACTTTGACGAGATAGTAAGCGAAAGGTATGGATATCGAGGGGTTTATTCCTCGAGCCCCATTCCCAAGATTACTATCAAGAACCCTCTGTCAACAACTCACGCTCTCAACGCATTAGCGTTGCTCGCGGGAGTTAAACGTTGACGCTAGGGCCTCATCAACTCTAGCAGGATACCAGGCAAGAAACCCCTACGGCAATGTCGCCGTAGGCTCACCTATTCCTTAAAGGAAGCGTATGCCCGCTATTGGCAATATCGTCATCAATGATGGCGCAGCCACCCCGGTCGCTCACACCTTCTCTCCTGTCGGAGTGGAGGGAGTGGTTGCGACCCACGCTGACCGTTCTGCTGGTATTCCTGTGGGCTATGGCAATATCGCCATTAGTCTGCGGAAGCCGGCAAGCGGCAGCGGTGTCTACAAGGCGTCGATCAAGATTCTTGTTCCGACGCTTGAGCAGACCAGCCCTTCGACTGCAACTGGCATCCAGCCTGCTCCCACGGTGGCTTATACCACCGCGATGCACCTGGATTTCCTGCTGCCTGCTCGGAGTTCCTTGCAGAACCGAAAGGATATTCTGGCATATGCCAAGAATCTTCTCTCCCACGCCACTGTTGTCAGCGTGGTGGAGAACCTGGAAAATGTCTATTAATTATAGACGTCCCCAGGTCCCCCGGTCGCATGTGAATGCGATCGTAGGTTCACTAACCATTAGAGTAACTCTATGGCTAACAAGTCTCCTCGCAATCGTAGGATTGCTAACGTTGCTGTTCCTCATGACGGCGGACTTTTCTGCCAGCTCCTCGCTCGAGGTGTTGGCGGGCAGTTCGCGTCAGAATTCGCCCAGCATAACGCCGGAGGATACGTCCCGTTTGAAAGGGACGTACAACCCTCAGCCTACAGCTGTGCTGATTCCTTTAGACGAGACTACCTCCTCGCGGTGACCCTTTCCAAGTTCGATGATGGTAAATCATCCGAACTGAAGAAGCAAGTCGCCATCGAGAAGTTTCTCGTCGCTGAGGAGCAATGTCGTCTTTCTAATGAACGTTTGCGACGCGTGATTGGAGGCCCCCTTGTAACGGGGCTTACCATCGAGGCAGTACTTTTTACTGCCGCGAGAAAAATATCACGCTTGCTAGGTCCGTTAGATCTAGACGAGGTTGCACTGGGTTTTGGTTTCGGCCCTGGGTCAACGACCCGATTACGCCGAACCAAGTCTGACACCTGGTACAAATTCTCGGGGATTCCCGAGGCAACGACCAACTGTGCGGTGTTTGCTGATGCTGTTTTCCAGCATCTGCCCCTTTGGAAACAAGGGGTAATGGATTCCCAAGCAAACGTCCCCGAGCTCGAACGTCGGTTAGTTACCTACGTTCGCGGGAACCGCATCGTCACTGTCCCGAAGAACGCAAAGACCGATCGCGTTATCGCAATCGAACCCGACATGAACATGTTTGTTCAGAAGGGTTTCGGTGCGGTTATTAGATCGCGTCTTAAGAGGGTCGGGGTTGACCTTGACGATCAAACGGTTAATCAGGAATTCGCTCGCCAGGGGTCTATCGATGGCTCATTAGCCACGTTAGATTTGTCCATGGCAAGTGATACTGTTAGCCGCGGGATCGTTGAGGCTCTCCTTCCCCCCGATTGGCTCTCTGCACTTGAGCAGTGTAGATGCCAAGAGGGCGTTCTTCCTTCTGGTGAAGTAATACGTTACCAGAAGTTCTCATCAATGGGAAACGGCTTCACGTTTGAATTAGAGTCCCTGATTTTCTGGGCTCTGATCTCTTCCGTAGCCGATCTTCTCGGTGAGACGGATCGTCGCATCAGCGTTTACGGGGACGATCTAATCGTACCCGTAAATCTGGTAGAGCCCACCATAGGGGCACTTTCTTTCGCTGGCTTCACAGTCAACGCAAAGAAGTCCTTCTGGTCGGGCCCTTTCCGCGAGAGTTGTGGTAAACACTACTTTCAAGGAATCGACGTTACTCCTTTCTACATCCGCAAGCAACCCAGGAGGCTCTCTGATGTTTTCCTATTACACAACAACGTTGTGCGTTGGTCTGTCATCAAGGAGTCTGGGTGCCGTGACTCTGGACTTAACGCCGGACTTCGTGATGTATGCGAAGCTCTGCGCAGTTCGGTGCCACGAGCGTGGTGTAGACCACGTATTCCTGACGGATACGGCGATGGTGCCTTCATCGGAAGCTTTGATGAATGCGTACCACGCCGTGCTCCAAAAGGTTTCTGCGGATGGCAAGCTAAGGTTCTTGTTGAACCTAGGCTTTCGTCCGACAGAGGTGGGCACTCCCGTTTACTCAAGAGTTTGTGGATCCTACGACATGGCGACTCTCGAAGAGATCGTCAAGCGTTCGGATTCCATGGCTCTGAGCGA